TTAAATTAAAAGATATTGATAATGACGAGGCTAATGGTTATTTAATTATGCCTCGTAAGAAATAAGTTCTAGATCAACTCCTATATAATTTCTATTTAATAATTCACACCTTTTACCAACTATATTATTATGAGCCGTCATATCTAAAATTGTATCTTCTTCATTACTATAAGTTTTTATAAAATAATCAATCATATCGTCTGTTCTTGTTATACCATTACCCTTGCCTTTTCTTATAGGATATTCTAATAATGTTGTAGGATATTTACCCTTATGCCCTTCACTTTCGATATACTCATTTTTTTTATCAATACCTTCTTTACCCCAATATCCATTTTGACCTCCATACTTAACATTCCTTTTTTGTGTAAATTTATCACCTATCATTTGTGGGTTATAAGTTCCACTTTTTTTATAATAAATAAATATCTCTTCTACATTTCTTAATGGTTGATATTTAGTTGTTAAAAATCCAGTTGAATTATTCTTCAACCATGTATAATGATATTTAGGTTTTTCATATTTTATTAATTCATAAGTAAACGGCATAGCTGAATGTAAAGCAATTATACCTTTCGGTTTTAAAACTCTCCACATATCCTTGAATAAATTCTCCCAATCTAATGATATATCCCAACTTGCTCTAGTTGTAGCAAATGGAGGGTCAGTATAAATAAAATCTATACTATTGTCTTCTATTGTTTTTATAACTTCATGAATATCACCTTGTTTATATTCTATCATTATATTAAAACTTAACATTATATTTTTTTGTAATCGCCGAATCAGTTTTTCTTGCATTACCTCCTAATATATAACTATACACACGAGCATAAGCCCAACTCTGTGGAGTTTGGTTAGGTCTTGATCCAGCACTATAATAAGCACCCTCACCTTTCTTGAAAACTTCGTCAATTGCTTTGAAGGGTATTCCAGTTACTTTTGCAATATTTCTTTTACTTCTCCCACCTTTCATAGCGTCTAATTGTTTACCATACTTTTTATTAAATTTAACAGTCCATGAAGATTGTCGTGGTTTAGCTGAAGTCTTTGGTCTAAATGTTCCTTCAAAGATTGATTTAATTTGTTTTTGTCTATCATATCCTTTAAGATTACCTATATAATTTTTAGGTACTGATTTGGTTTGACCTTTATATGTAATATTAATCTTTTCAACCATTTATTTAATTAGAAGATTTTATTTCATTTGTAACTAATTTTAAATATTTAATATCAACATAAACATAGTCTCTCATTCCTCTTTCCCTATGGTCGAATTGTTCAATAGTATATTCACCTTCTTTATAATCCCATTCATAAAGTCCGTCTGTAAACAAAAAGTAAAACTTAAATCCCCTTGTTTCTCCTTCTTTTTCCAATAGATATTTTAACTTATTATATCCAAAGAAAGTAGTAGGATATCTTGACTTTGAATTAGTTCTACTTTTCAATTCAGCTATATATTGAGTATTTTTAAAATCAACTTGTTTCTTTTCATTCTTATACAACTTAAAATTATCTTCACTAAATAGATTCTCATTTAAATATTTCAATACCTTTCTTTCATTAAAATGTCCCCATTCTAAATCTTCAACTAAATTCCAAACCATTTTATAGTATAACAATAGATTATTATTCTGATAAAAACGCATAGGTCAATTTTAGACCCAAGCATAAATATAACCTCTATATGTAATGAATATCTATAGACCTAAAATAGGTCAAGGGTCTAATTTTGACCCATTAATCAAACTCAACTATTATTGGATTTTCTTTTGTTGCTCTTTTAATTGTTAATTGATACATTATTTGTTGTTTAATAAATTTATTGTTATTTAATTCTTCTTCTACTTCTGCTGTTATAACAGGGTTTATATGATTTTTGCAATGTATTGAATTATTATAGAACCTACAGGCTCTTCTAACACTTGGTAAATCTCCCCATATATATATATCCATTATATCATTATATGGGTCAGTATCATTTGTGTAAGTTGCTCCGTCGAATATATAATCATTATTACCCCATTTAATTATCTTTTTGGCTTTGAAAATTATATCACTTTTTTGTTGAGTATTTGGTCTTTGTTTAGGTGATTTCTTCTTCAAGTAATCCTTCAACTCTGTTTGATTTTTTATCTTATCATTATATTTAAATTCTATCATATATGATTCAATATCTTTCACTATATTCCCCTTACTTAATTTAGCGTCTATAATTACACCATGCTTTTTAAAAAGCGATACTATATCCTTCTTTGAATGAGATTTATCAACTAACATTTTATAATTAAACTGATATTATTTTTTTATTGTATATACTTATAAATATGGTGAAAGTTCCTGAAGGTGAAATGAAAATACCGGAGTTAAAAAGATTAATTAAGAAGTATGACGAAACTATGGGTATTGATCCAAAAGGTAAGACAAGAGATAAATTAATAGCTGAAATACAAAAAGCAGGTTATAAGTTAGATCACAAGAATAAAAAACTTGTGGCTACTTTTAAACAAAAAACAAAGAAAATGCCTAAAAAGGTTGATATGCCTGAAGCACCACCAAAGAAAGAAAAGAAAACTAAATCTCAAAAAGATAAAGAAATGAGAGAAAAAGTAATTAAATATATTATTGATAATAAAGATATTTTAAATGAAGATAGAATAAGAAATGCTTAATCTTGAGCCTTTTTAACATAAGTATCTAATGCTACTGCCTTACTATGACCCATTACCTTATTATCCTTTTCTAACTCCTTTTTCATGTCTCCATATTTTGAAGACAAATATATCTTTCTCAATAATGTTGTTGAAATAGATTTACCCATATACTTATTTGAATACTTAAGTAATACCTTACTTAATTCTGTCCTAGTTAATGGTTTACCTGTTGAGGTTTTAAATAAAATACCCATACCATTCATTTTGAGATAATATCTCAATATCTTTCTTAAATTTTTATCTTCAATTGGTAAATCTAATTCTTTATATTTTTTACTTGTTTTATATTGATTCAATACAAAATATAAATTACCCTTTGAAGGTACAATTAAATAATTATTATCTTTCTTTTCTTGTTCACTTAACTTTTTATATGCTGCTTGATTAATCGCACTCATACCAGCTACGTCATTTCTCATAGGCATTCTTGAATAAATATTAAATAAGGTATATGCTTGTAAAAGTTGCATTTCCTTCTTGGTTATTTCGTCTTTACTTTTCTTTTTGATTGGTTTTAAATCTTCAGCCATATCATTTATCATTTTATAAACACTTTCGATATCAGTAAAATTTTTACTTTGTTTATCACTAATAACTCCACTCTTTTGCTCGTCGCTGTATTTATCATTTAATTCGTCTCTTAAATCTCCGTATGTAATTAATAAATCGTCATACTTTTCGTCATGATTGAGAGCCATTAATAATACAACTATTGCGTTCAATATATTTCTTTGACTTAAATAATGAAGGTCTTTAATCTTATCCATAACATTATCAGGTTTTGATAAAAAATCATAATTATCAGTATCATATAATTTTTGAAGTTTTTTCAAATTAACTTCATATTGTTTTACTGTGTTTGGCTTCACATTAGGTCTTGCTTTTTGAATTTCTTCAGAAACATTATCAGAATCTATTTTCATATTTATAATATAAAAATAGATTATTTTTTTAACTAAAAAAACGAGAAAAAATTAGATTATAAATTTTTATTTTTATTTTTATTTAATTTGGCTAATTTAATATTATTCATTTCTTTTACTTGATCCAATAATTCTTGATTTGAAGAAAGTAATTGTTCAGTCCATTTTTTTAAATCTTCATACTTCTTTTTTTCTTCAAGATATTTGAATTTCCACTTATTACATTTATCACATATTTTGTAAAATCCGTTATAAGGTTCTTCAGACATTTATATACTTAATTTAGAAAATAAATTTATGCGAAATAACAATTAAATTGTCCGCCTTCAATTGTAGCAACCTTGAGTAATTCAACATAAACACGGAGTGTATAAGTTCCGTCAACTAATCCGCCACCGGGTAATTTATAATGTAAATCAATACCCTTATTATTAATACGCTCAGCCCTATTGGGTCTAACAGAATTCCACCTAAATAATTCTTCAATACCAGTAACATTAGAACCTTGAGCCAAACCCTCCATAGTTTCGTCTGTGATACTAGATACAACGCTCCTCTTAACAATTTCGTCATGAGTTAACATAGGAACTCGTCCCTCCGCTGCGTGAGTTGTAGCAAACTGGAGAGCAGAATTTGTCCTATCAACTGAAAACTCAAATCTATCATTATATTTTAAATTGTATTCAAGTCCAACGTCTCCAAAAGCAGTTGTTCCATTAAGTAGAGATTTTGCTATAAAATTAGCATTAGACTGAAGACCAAAAATTACCTTTGAACATAAACGACCATTAGCACCAACAGGTAAAACAATGTTAGTGATATCGTCTATACCAGCCCCAGCGTCTTTAACACCTGTCCTCTTTGTAAGTCGGTAATCAGCATACTGGAAAGTTAATTTAGGATTCTGCTGGGCATATCTCTCCATAATATCTCCGTCATATGTAATACTATCATAAATTAATTTACATTCACTTTCATTTACTTGGAATGATAAAGCGTCATTATCAGCGTCATTTACACAAAGCCTTTGAGATTTAACAGCACCACTTAAACTAGAAGTAGGATCAACAAAAGTTAAATCAATATGAACTTCTTGGTCGAGCATAAACATAGGCAACTGATTAAATTTAAGGAATGGGAATAAATCACTTAAATATACAGAATATACTGGTGCGTCAGAAATAGTCTGTGCATTGTTTCCGTTATTCCTCATAAATGGTAGTAATTCAAATGTCCCAGCACCACCACCCGCAGCAACAACTGGATTGCGTCCTACGTCAAGACCAATCTTTTTAGCAGAGTTAGGGGGTTTATCTGCTACTCCAGCAGTTCTATCGTCATATACAGGCATATGAGCAATACACCTTTGAGATAAAAATTGTTCTCTTTCTTTATTATCTTCATTAGAAATAAACATAGACTGATAGGCATGGAACTGATTATAATCGTCTATAGAGCATACAACCTGATTACCGATTGTAAGTTGGGCAGTTTGAATCAATTGAGAAACACCAACATTTAGAGGATAAAAAGCAGCAAGAGCACCTGCTAAAGGAGTTACGGAAAGTGTAACTTTAGAATTAGAATGAAGGAAACCAGCTACACGAGATAGAGTAAATCTAACTTTACGCTGGGAAAATGTTACTGGGTCAATAACGTCAGTATGTAATTTTTGTCCATATTCACTTGGAATAGCACCAATTTTAATAAGATCAGGAATTCGGTCTTCCATTTTATATAACTATAAATATATAAAAAATTCAAAAAATAAAATATTAAAAAATAAATTAATAGAAAATATTTACCCTAAAGGTTGAACTACATTACAACCTGAACACCCTTCTCGGCAGACCAAGCTACAGCAACCTTGGATTTAATAAATAGATAAGCAGAGATAGGGTTTTGGTCAACAAGCCCATTCTTCATTTGAATAGAGAACTGGGAATTAGAGAAATCAACACCTTCACTATCCAGCATATCATATAATACACCAACACCATAAACAGCACCAGTATCAGGAATAAATCTGTAACCAGTTGTAGCGTTCTGATTACCGGTGAAATTGCGATTAGTTGTAAGAGGTGAGGCGGAGGTTCGTGTATGTTGCTGTTCGGGAATAATAGAATTCAAGAAACCCTTAATAACTTGAGGATCAACAACAGAGGTCGCATTAGTAGTAGCGTCATGGACGCTTTCAACTTCAAATGCCGAGGGGAAACGTTCACCATTGCGGAGGAATGAAATAGTTTCAAGATTTGCTACACCTCCGTCTCCAGTTCCAGCGGCATTAGGTTTCAAAGTAGGCATATAAGTTAAATATCCGTCTTGTGCTAAATTATTAATGAAATTTGCTGGAACAAAATTTACAAAGGAAGCAAGAACTTTTGATAATCCAAGATTGAAATTAATGATAGAATTACTGGACTCAAGAGTTGAAAAATATGAAGTAATCGAATTAAATTCAAGGACGCCAGTATCAGGAGATTCAGCACCAGTTTCAACTTCACAAGTTAACTCAAGATTACTTAATTCATAGAAAGCATTAGAAATATTAGCTGTAGTTGCGTCGCTTGAATAAAAGAACTGACTATCAGGAGCAAGGTGAATTTCAATTTCTAGAGGTACTTTATCAAGAGGTAGTTTGGAAACCCCGAGGGTCATTCCTGAAGGTAATGGGATACAAAAAACCGAGTTCCTTGTATTACGAATTACACTATCACGGAATGATTGATAATTAGGCATAATTAATGCAGTTTTAGAAAGGTGTCCGGCAGTATCTTGAGTTCCAGCCATAGTAGGCATATATGAAGACATGAAACGCCCATAGTGTCTTATATGTTCAATTACGGATTTTGTTTCTGCGTGGCGAAAAACAAGTTGATCTATTACTCCGTAAACCCCAAGTTTATGGGAAGCACGGAGTTCTGCGGCTTGTGCGTCAGTTGGGTGAAGAGTTCCAGCTGCGTCTCTCCATACATTGAAATCACCTGAAAGACGAATACTAGATAAATCTAACATGGCGTCTTGGCGACCAAGTGTAACAGTAAGAATAGGATTACCTCGTGCGAATGAAACCTTGCCTGAAGCAGGAACATTATTAGGTTGAATATTCAGATACTTACGACTCATTTTATATACTAATATACATAAAATAAATTTCAAATAAAAAATAAAAAAAGATACATAGAAAATATAGGTCAATTTTAGACCTTAATACAATTATAAGACTATATGATATGATTTCTCTATTGACCTATTTTAGGTCAAGGGTCTATTATTGACCCATTAATCAATAAATATTAAATCCTTTGGTAAATTCATTTTGTAGCAAAATATAAAAGAAGCGTAAGGAGGTGAATAATTTTTATTTATACTATCTTTATGTCTAAATTTTATACGATTGTATGGGACAATTATTTGTAAATTATCTTTAAAATAATCTTGAAAATATTTATAACACAATAAAACACTTGGTGCTATTAACATAAATGGTTTATCTAATTCTTTCAATCTTGTTAATACCTCCTTTTTTTTACTAAATGGTGGATTATCAACTACAATATCATATTCAGGAGTATAATTAAAAAAATCCTTATCTTCATGAATTATATTGTAGCCCATTTCTTCAAAATATTCTTTTTGTTTACCGTCGCAATAAAATGGAGACCATATAACTTTATCTTTTGGTATATAATCCTTTATCCTTAACCAATCCTCTTTATTGGTTATATAATTATCACTATCTTTATCATTTGTAAAACTCATTTATATTCGATACATATATTTTATTTATAGAGTAACCGAAACTGAATCACCCTTAATAGAAATTCTGCGAAGGTGGAAGACGAAACAGAATAATAGCTTATCTTTTTCAGGTGCGAGGTCTGCCCCAGCCGCTGTTCTTTCATTATATAATAGCTGTATCTGATTAGATTTATTATTGAGATTTGCTACTCCGTCATTAAGAGCATAAGCACGACCAATTAAGAAATTTCTATTGTAATCAACAAAAGAGCGAGGAACAATACCAGCCTGATTGAGTGCTTTTTCTAGTTCAATTAGAGGCTGTGCAGAGATACTCACACCCTTATTAATTTTAGATACAACTATGGGACGAGAAGGAACTAATTTATCGTCTACAACCATTTGATAAGAAGTCAGTTGATCTATGATACCAACTTGACCACTACGAATACTATGAAGTTGCCCGTCCATGGCGGTTGTTTCTTCTTCGTATGTATCTCTTGTTCCAGCCATTAATTGTGCGGGATTCAGAGTACTGGCGTCAGTAGGCATAATAATCATTGATTTAGCACGAGTATTAGATACTGGAACATTAACCGTAGCATTTCTATTACTTGCTAATAATGAATGTTTATAATTAGTAACACTTGGAATATCAATCTCTATTGAACCTCCGTCTCTCATTTTCTTGACCATACCAGCCTCATATTGTGGGTCTAAAGAAACCTGCTGGATTACCATTTCAACATTAGATATTGTAGTAGTTGCGGGATAAGTAGTAGAAGGAGCAATAAGTTGAGTTGTAAGGTCGCCTACTTCAACACGTTTAGTATCAATAGCAGCACTAAATACAACAAAATTATCAGTTGTTGCGTCTATACCAGTCCCCACATTACTATTTCTGAATGCTGTTGTCGTTAGTTTTACAAACCCCCCGTCAACTTCTATATTAGTAATTGTAGGGTGAGTTTGGACTGCTACTGCTCCGCCAACCGTTAAAGAACATTCTTGAAGTCCATTGAGTTTACTACAAATACCAATCTTTTCACCCTTAACAAAAGGGCAATTTTCAACACTAGTCATATTATTTTGTTTTCCTAAAAATATTGTAGTTCTATCAGTAGCATTATCAACACCTAAATTCGCACCACCTGCGTCAATACCATGAAACACAGGGTTTTGTTGTATTCTACGATTACGATTCACACTATCTAACTGCTTTAAATATCTTGCAGGGTCTTCCAAATCCACCTCACAAAAAAGTCCTTCAGTCATAAGAACTGGGAAGATTTTAGAACCTCCGTCTGCGAAAAGTCCTGAGTGTATTGGGAGTGATAATTTAGCAGTTAAGAAGTCGTCCCCAGTTCCCCAATCACGACCTGCGGGAACTGTGCCTACAGGTTTATAATATGGATTACTTGATAAATCAATATTGTTAGATACAGAAGTCCCAAGCGTCCCGCGATTTTCAACTGTTGTAACAAGCGAACCTTCTTTTAATGCTCTCATTTTTCTCATACTATCGTCTTGATTGTATGAATATTGTAATTGAACTTTAGCATTATAATCAGAAATCTCCTCAAGTAAAACAGCACGATTTCCGGAATATATCCTTAAATTTTTCACTACTGAAGATCCCCCTATGAATGGGTCTAAATGAAGACGAGTAGGAGTTCTACCGGCTGGGAGTGCTACTTTTATATCAAACTGAAGATATGAATTTTTTCCGTCCATGAATTTAATAGTTGGTGGAATATTAAAATCTACCCTACGCCCACTCTGCCCAGCAGTAGAGGTGTAAGATAATCCATTAGTCGAAGGGACAGAAACTTGTGTTTGCGAAACTTTAATTTTATCGTCATTTCTCCAATAAGAACTCATTTTATAATTATAGAATATAAAATAATTATCTAAAAATAAATTTAAAAAAATAAAAAAATTATTGAGTTCTACCAACTGCTTGAGTAACTTGTTCGGCAACAGTATCACCTCTTGCTTGAGAAGTAATATCTTTTTCAGCAGTTTCTTTTTTTTCTGCTGAACCTTCCTCTTCACCAATACCTTCAGTAACCGCTCCTGCTAAACCAAGAACAGCACCCAATCCTTCAGCAACTAAACTCACAGGAGTTATACCACCAGTTGCTACTCCAAAAACTTCTAGACCACTACCAGCAATATTCAAAAGATTACCAACACGAGAAGCACTATTACTACCTAATACGTCCATACCAGTTTTACCTTCTAATACTCTACTTATATCAGAACCTACGTCTAAAGCACCACCTAAACCAGCAACACCTACCTTACCTATTGTGGCGGCTCTACCTGCTAATTTTCCAAGTGTTTTAACACCTGCCTCTTCAACTGCTTCTGTTGCTGCTTTCTTTGCTAATGCTTCTGTACCAGTTTCAAGACCTTCTTCTCCTGCTCGTCCAGCAACGTCTACAGTTGCTCCTAATTCGTCTGTTGTGTCTGCTGTAAGTTCCTCACCCTCTCTTAAATAACTTCTTGCTCCTAATTCAGGACTTGGTGGTCTCGCACCACTAGCATATAAGTCGCTTAAATCTCCTAAATCTTCTAATTCCGCTTCTTTAGCAAATTTTTCTGTTGCTGTTGTTTTAATAAATTTACCCCCAGCCATAATACCTTTACCTGCTCCTTGTCTAATTTCTTTCTTAAGAACTAATTTACCACCGGAAGTAAGACCACTTGTTATATTTTTTTGAAGGGTTGCTTTTCTATCTTCGTCTTGTTCTAAATTAGCATTATCTAATTGTTCAGCTAAACTATTATTAAAATCTGCTGTAGCTTGATTCAATGCTCTTGTTTCTGCGGTTTGAGAATTAACCTGTGCGATTGCCGCTCCTGATCCATACAAATCCATTTTATATATATTAAATATAATTTAAATTTCTTTTTATTAAAATAAATTATTTACCTACTTTTTTCATAGCCTTCTCATGAGCCATTTTAAAACTAATACCATTTAACATATCTTTTTTCATTTCAGCCATATGTTTTTTACTATGGTGAACTGAATGTTTTTCTAATCTTTTTAGTTGTGCTGGTGTTAATTTTTTTGTGGGTTTCTTTGGTGGTGCTTTCTTTGGTGGTGCTTTCTTTGGTGGTGCTTTCTTTGCTTTGGCGGGGGGAGGTCTAGAACCATACATTTTATAATCTATCTTATATATTTATTTATTTATCTAGAATAATTTTTTTTCTCCTTCTGCGATTTTAGTTTCAAATCTTATGTATGCAGTTGCTGGGTTTGTTTGTAAATCAAGATATAAGAAACTATAAGGAGCGTCTCCAATTGCTTTGTTATACAAATCCAT